GATCTGAGATACGTGACTGCATTTCTGAATCAAGAGCATCACGTAGATTTACTGCATCCTTGTTCCATGCATGTACTAGAATGTTCTCAAGGTTTTCGTTTACTTCAACTTCTTCCTTAAGCTTCTTCCCTGCCATCTTAAGACCAGCATCACGTTTTGCCCATGTATCATTATGCTTTCTAGCATTTGCAATATGACGATTCTGCTTATCAGGATACTTTTCACCATCAGTAGACATTGCCTTGTCTTCTTCCTTATCAGTTTTATCCCAAGCTTTATCAGCAGACTTATTTGCCTTCTTTACATATGACTTGAGGGTTTTCTTTGATAGTTCGTCAATTTGTTCTGTCATTGTTTTTCTCCAATAAAAATTCTGTTACTTTATTTATATTTTTGTTAATGTGCGCTACCTGTTCCAGGAATATTAGTTTTCTTCTGGACAGGTTTAGAAGGCATAGGCGAATCTTTACTCTGTTGCTGCATAGCATCGAAACCTTGATCAACCTCTTGTTGAGGAACCATTGCTTCTGGTGGTGGCATCTCTTCTGCCATTTCCTGCATCATTTCCATAATTTCTTCGTCTGTCTGATGAAGAACATTCTTACGAATCCACATATCAGAATAATATTTGCCAATATATGGTTGAACCATATTCAAAGTATTAATTCTATTAGTAAAAATTTCTGCTTCTTTAAACTCTTCGAAGTGATTATCAATTTTAAAATCAAAGTTAAGTTGATTTGAAATTGCGGGCCAATCTGCTTCTGCTACGATACCCTTCAATATCAATTGCTTCTCTAGTGTCTTTAATAGCAACTGTTGAAAACGTCTGCGAAGTCTTCCTACAAACTTAGTAAACTTAACTTCATCTCTTGTAATTTCAGCAGAACGACCAAGATTAAATCCAGCATTACCTGGTGTCAATCTAGACATAGGAACATTCAATGCTTGAAATAACTTATTCTGAAAGTAATTAACATCAGAAAGCTCGCCAAGATTTTGACCAGCTGGAAGTGTAGTAATTTCAGTACCACGATTACCTTCACGACGAGGTAGCCAATAATCTTCAAGCATAGTCATATACTTACGATCATCACGCACTTCACCAGTAGCAGCATCATACACAAGACGATTCTTGTGGCGAACCATCATATCTCTCAAGTACTGTTCTGCCTTGATCTTTGGAAGATTGCCAACGTCAATATAGAAAATTCTTCTCTCAGGAGCACGAGAAATACGATAGATAACCGTTGCATCCTCAAGTGATCTCAACTGATTAAGTGGCTTAATTGCCTTCTGTAGATAAGAATATACAAGCTTATTATTTGTGTCCATCAATCCTGATGTAACATGAAGAATAGAATCTGAGGCAATTCTTAGTCCAGATGTGTTAGTATCTAAAGGAAGACCACCATTACCACCAGCTGGAAGAAAACTTCTTTCATTATATACAAAATATTCTTTTTGAGTATCAAAAACAGTAACAATACCCTTTGGTCTTCTCTTTACTTCTCTTACTTTACGAATTTTTCTTGGATCAAGATAACGAAGTTCCTTGATACCTTCTCTTGGCTTTGTCTCATCAATGATAACATGATAGTACATACGCCCATCAATATACCATCTCTTAAAAATATCATATGCTTCAGATTGAAAATTAAATAGATCAAGAACATTAGAGAACTCTTCTCTGATAAGTTCTTTTACCTTATCACCATATTCAAGATTATCTGTATTAAGATTTACAATTTCATCTGCATCAGCATCAATAGCTTCATTGACGATATCATCAATAGCCATCTCAATTTCTGGTTGAAGAGAAATTTCTCTATACTTGGCTACTAGTTCAGATTCTGTTCTTGCTGTACCATCAAGGTCAACGAATGTACCATAGGCACCACCAGCCGCAACAACGACTGCACCATCGTCCTTAATTTCAGGAGCGAAGGATTCAATGGGTTCTTCATTTTTTCTTTTAATCTCAAAGCCAAAAAGCTGCATAATAATAATTTTCCTTAAAGAAAAGAGAGCCGTTATACACTCTATTTATAACGGCTCTCGCTTACTTATTTAAACTTAAGAACCACCAGCATTACCAGTAATACCATTTAATATTTCGAATGTGTCATACTGGAATGTTACTTGGAACTCTTCGATTTCATCAACAGATGCCCACTGCAAATCAATTGTAGAAATTGCTTCTGGATAGATACCATTGAACTGATATGTTCTAATGATTTCACCAGCCTTGCTATACTGAGAAACAGTTGCCTGTGACTTGTATTCAGATGGAGCACCAGAAGGCAATGCAGTGACGTTTTGCTCATAAAGATTAATATAATTATTCCACTGTTCCATAGCGTTTCTTACAGCAAAATCCTCATCATTGATGATTGTTACTGTCCATGGATCAAAACGTCTGTCACCAGCCATCTTAAGTCTTCTTCCAAAGTAAGGAACCTCAATTAGACCAAGCTGTGAACTTGGAATTTGAGCTACCTTACAAAGGAAAGGAAGCTTAATATCAGCAACTGGATTAATTGGATTACTGATGATTACTTGGAAGAGGGAAGGTCTTGCGCCACCAAATTGAAGGCGTGATCTGATATCATTAATATTGAATGCCATTTGTTTTCTCCCTCTTAGAACTTACCAACAATTTCTTCAAACTCAACACCAGTGCGTACTGCAACGAAGTTAAGCTGGATGAAATTAATTGAACGAGCGGGTTTAATGTAAATATCGCCTCTAAATTCGTTTCTATCAATAACTTCAGATGTATTATTTGTGTTGTCACAAACAACTCTGAAATCATAAATTCCACGACGACCTTGAATGTCACGAAGATAAGGTTCTACAAGATTGCGGAATGCGGCTCTTGTAAAATCATCGTTAAATTCAAATAGTGAAGACTTAGCAGCGATTGCAATTGATTTTTCAAGTACGATAAACAATCTACGTACATTGATACGATCAAATGCAGATGACTTAGCAAGCAATGTTTTATCACCATATAGTACTGTTCCACGACCTGGGAATGTTACTACTGGATTAATTCCATTGCGATAAAGAATATCACGATCATTTTTATCTGGGTTATAAGAAAGTTTTACAACATTCTTAATAACACCTCTGTTGAAACCAGCTGGTGAATACCATGGGTCACGAACACTATCTGTACGTACACAAAGACCAGCAATATCACCATTTAGAGGAACCCAAATATAAGTGTCATTATACTTATCGTACTGATACTTATAACCAGTATCAAGAACAGCATACGATGATGATGTTACAGAATTTCTAAATGTAGTAAGATTATCTAATTCTTGACCAGGAGCATTAACAGTATCATCAAATGGTGATGTAATGAAAGCAACACAGTCCTTTCTATATTCACAGATATTATCAATAACATAGTTAGCAATGTCTTGTCCAATTTGACCTCTTGCCTTACCAGCAAGAATTAATGAAACATCAACATCTTCTGTTGACTTAAACAAATCATAAGCAGTCATTATCTTGCCTTCTGAAATGCCACTTTCATCCATACCATCAGCACCATTTACAAATGATGACATATAATTTCCCATCATTCCAATTGCAAGTTCAGGATCAGCAGCCATCTGTGGTGTATTATCCATAGACAAGAAATTACTAATTGACCATACATAACGTGAACTCTTGTTTAGAACGTCTCTATAATAGATAGAACCACCCTGTTCACCCTTAGCATCCTTGGCTACTGAAAGATTTGACCATACTTCTAGGATTTCTCCAGGAATTCCAGTAAATTTTCCACCAGCATCACTAATTACAATATGTACTTCATCAGCTACCCCTGGAGTTGCATTTCTAGAAGAAACATAATTTGAAGTTCCTGGACCAGGAACAACCGCATTATGATATTCCCAATATTGAACTCCAAACACTGTATTCTGTGCATTACCAACATCCATTGAACCACTTACTACATAATTATTTTTTTGTTTAAATTTATCAGTGAATGAAATTCTCATTGGTAAATAATATCCAACAGTATTTGAACCAGTAAACCCATCTTTAAGTGCAGTTTCATCAAGAATATCAAATGCCTTGATGGTCATATACTGAGTACCAGTTGTAGAATTGCCTACAAGAATTACATCACCTACATGCAATGAAGCATATAAATCATCCATTGCACTACTTGCATAGTGAGCAGTACCGTTTGCGTTAGGATAATTAGGTACATGTGAGAATACTACGTTTGCAAAAGAATCGCCTTTATTTAAAGTAAATGAGAATGATGTATTTGAATTATTAATAGTAGTATTAGAACCGCCAGCTGTCAAATTAGATTGATAATCAGCAAGTGATGTACAGACTGATACCTTTAAAGAACTTCCAAGTGAACCAGCATATTTAGCAATAAAATCTATGTTTGCATATGTAGTTTCTAGTGATGTATATTGACTTTCAAAATCACGTATATTTTTGATCAAAATAGTGTTTGAAAAACTTTCAGATAATATATTATTTGCATATGCAAAAGCATTATAAGAATCTTCTGCGGCTCTTGAAACATATAGCTGATTGCCGTATGCTAAGAAATTTGCAGCTGTATAGAATGTTTCGTGATTATTGGCGTTTGGTTTACCAAAAATTGATACTAACTCGTCCTCAGAGCCCACAAGGACTCTTTGTTCTATTGGACCCCATTTAAATACTCCAGCAACACCTCCAAAAGTTGAAGATACTGAAGGAACAATGGTTGTTAGATCAATTTCAGATACGTTAACACCTGGGCTAACTTGAAATGGCATTGTTTTCTCCTTTTTATAATAAAAATCATAAATTATTTCGTATGATTATTTATAAAAATCATCAATTTAGCAAAAATCTTTCGAATTCACTTGAACTCATTACCTTGTCTTCAAACTCGTCATTCCTACCATCGTCTATAATTCCAAATGGTGTAAAATCTTCTTCCACATCTTCTTCAATTCGTCTACGAATATCTGTATTTGACACATCTTTAAAATAATTTTGACTCACCATCCATGCAAACAAGACCAAACACATTACCAAATCATCGTGATGACCTTCTTCTGCATTATAAGTATTCTTATCTACCGCATATGTTGAAAGTTCATTTATAATATCATAATCATTTAAAATTATTTTATCTGATTCTATCAAGGTTTTTAAGTTGGCGCATCCTATTCTTTTAGTAATCTGAGTTGTTTTTATACCTAATCTGTTTTGATTGCCAGCTGTACCTATTGCTGTGCCTTTTCTTCCACTCATACGTGTCATAACAACATTATCATATTCCATATCTTGATGCAGAATATTTACTACTTGCGATCCTATATTTATCTCTACTAGAATAGCCGCATTATTGTAGTAATTTCCTATGTTAGATAGTAAAGTTGGCAGCATCAACTGAGATATGTTTGCATCTTTGAATGTGGCAACTACTTCATAAGGAACAGCAGAACAATCAACAACTACAAGAGCAGAGGAATCCATTCCTAATCCTTCACTCACATCTACTGTGATAGAATAAACATGGTCTTTGATTGGATGCTTGTATATTTTTACTTCATGAGGATTATCAATTGCTCTCATGTAGATAAGTCTAGAAAGAACTGAAGGATGAATAAGAGTGTTAGTAGAACCCAAGAATTCGCATTCAAACTCTTGACGAAATTGATCAACAGAGGTATTACGGATAGTTTCTACTTTCCATGCTTCGTCTCTACCAGGAACATCTGACCAATG